ATCGAACAGGTGAAGGAAGATGGTCGCCTGGACCAATGGGCGCAGCAGATCGGCGCAGGCATCACGCGCGCCTTTGAAGCGGTGCGGCAATTCGTGGTGGGAACCGAGGACACACCGGGTGTCATTGATCGGCTTTCGAATGTCTTTGAGCGTGTTTCGCGGGTTCTGGCGCCGGTGGTGGAACGCTTCGGTGGCCTTGAAACCTTCCTTGCCGCGGTGGCGCTTGCACTCTCCGGTGGGCTGCTCACCTCCTTGGCTTCCCTCGCCGCGGCGATGACAACCCTTTCGGTGGCGTTGCTGCTGACCCCGGCTGGCTGGTTCATCGCGGCAACGGCGTTCTTCGCTGGGCTTGGTGTCGCGCTGTACCAGAACTGGGACAAGGTTGAGGCGCTTTGGTCGAGGCTTGGTGACGCCTTCCGTAACTTCCTCAATTCCGAACAGATGCAGGAAGCCCAGCGCATCTTTGGTGGCTTGGCTGATTTCATCATCGAGGCATGGAATGGCGTAGGCCAAGTTTTCACCAATATCGGCGGCACCATTCAAAAGGTGTTTGCCGATGTGCTGGGCTATTTCCAGCCCGTGCGGGATGCGCTGAGTTGGGTGACGGACCGCTTGGGTTTCGGCGGCGGCAGCAGCGCCCCCGCCGCGCCCACGCCGCGCGATGCCGGCCGGGGCAATGGCCTGCGCCGTCAATCCATCTATGGCGACAATGCCCTGCCGGATGGCGCTGGCGGCGGCGTGATGCCGCCGGGCAACGACGTGCGGGTGCAGGCGGGCCTTGATGTGCAAATCCGCGCGCCGGAAGGCTTCGGCGTTTCCGTCACGCAGCGTGGCGCGGATGATGGCATGGCGCTGAACGTGCGGCGCGGGATGCTGACGGCACCATGAGCGAGGCCCTGACCAGCATTGCCGGCCTTGCCTCTGCCCTGCCCTGGGTGGGTGCCAATTTGCGGCCTGGTGCTTTGCGCGGCCTGTTGTTTTACGTCCAGACTTCGGAAGAAACCTCCACCCGCCGCTGGGTGACGCATGAATTCCCAGGCCGCGATGAAGCCTGGCATGAAGACCTTGGGCAAAAGACCCGCAGCTTTTCTGTCGAAGGCGTGTTGGTGGGGCCGGATGTGGTGCTGCAATCCCGCGCCTTCGCCCGCGCCGCGGCAGACCCGGAACCCGCGACGCTGCTGCACCCCTGGCTTGGCGCGATGCGCGTTGTGGTGCTGGATTGCCGGATCAGCCACGATGTGAACCAGGCGCGTGTGGCGCGCGTATCGCTGCGCGTGGAAAAGGCCGGCACCAAGCCCGCGCCGACATTCGGCATTGATAGCCTGGGCGAAGTGCTCGATGAGGCTGACCGGCTGCTGACTGCCGCGCAATCCATCTATGCCGAATATCGCTTCATGCGCGCGGCTGCGGATTTCATTGTGCAATCCTTCTATGCCAGCGTCACGGGCATTGCCGGCGCCATTGAAAGCACGCTTTCCAGTGTGGGCCTGGTGGGTGGTGCTGCGGGCAGCGTGGCCGCGCTTTCCACCATGTCTGACGCCGCGCTGGTTTCGGATACTGCCGTGCCGCTGGCGCTGGCGGCGGCAACGCGGGATGTGTCTTCGCTGGCCGGTGGCCGCGCGGCCCTGGATGATGGCACGGATGCCGCGCCGCAGGCTGCCTTTGCCGCGCTGGGGATTTTGGCCGAACAGGATTTGGTGGCAGCGCCGGAAGCCGCGCCCGCCACCCCGGCGCGCAAGCAATTGGCGGATGCTCAGGGCGGTCTGGCTTTGCTGGCGCAGGTGATGATCGCCGGCGAATTTGCCCGCGCCGCCGCTGCCGTGCCCTGGGCATCGCGCGATGAAGCGATGGCCGCGCGCGACCGTGTTTCCGATGCGCTGGCCAATGCGGCGGATGCTGCAGCGGCGGCGGGGTGGAATGCGGTGTGGCAGCGCCTGGTGGCACTCCGCGCCGCGATGGCGGCGGATTTGGCCGCGCGCGCCGCACCCCTGCCGCGCCTGCGCCGCCTTGAATTGCCGGATGTGATGCCCGCCACGCTGATCGCGTATCGGCTGGATGGCGACAGCCTTTCGGATGTGTTTGGCCGTGGCGCGGCCTTGGCTGCGCGCAACCGCGTGCGCCACCCGGGCTTCGTGCCTGCGGGCAGCCCGATTGAGGTGCTGGCATGAGCAGCGCCATTGCCGCCACCGTGGAATTGACCGTGGATGGCCTGACCTATCGCGGCTGGCGCAGCATGAAATGCAGCCTGGGGCTGGATGCGGCGGCGGCGGAAATCTCCATCGAAATGGCGGAACGCTGGGCCGGTGCGGAAGACGCGGCGCAGATTGCGCGCAGCATTCGGCCAGGTGCGGAATTCCTGCTGACGCTGGAAGGCGAAGCCGTGGTGGAAGGCTTCCTGGATGCGCTGGAAGTCGCCTATGACGCCACGAACCACACGCTGACGGTGCGTGGCCGCGAACGCACGGCTGACCTGGTGGATTGCGCGGCAACCGTGGATGGCCCGTATGAATGGGCGAATATCGGCCTGGAAGAAGCGGCGCGGCGCATCGCGGAACCCTATGGGATCAAGGTGCGGGCGGAAGCGGATTTGGGCAAAGCCTTCCCGCGCTTTTCCATCCAGCCCGGCGAAGCGGCCTGGGAAGCCATTGCGCGGGCGGCACGCGAACGCGCGGTGATCGCGACGGGCGATGGCCTTGGCACGCTGATCCTGACGCGCGCGGGCGAAGGTGGTGAAGCCGCCGGCGCGCTGCGCTTGGGTGGGAAGGATGGGAATATCCTGCGCGCCAATGGCAGTTTTGATGTCGCGGAACGGCACAACCTGGTTGTGGTGCGCGGCCAGGCGCAGGGCGAAACATCGGCCAGCCAGGGCGAAGCGCGCGCCAGTGATGAAGACATTATCCGCCACCGCCCGAAGGTGATCCTGGCCGAAGCGCAGGGTGAAGGCGTTACGTTCCAGGACCGCGCCGCGCATGAAGTGCGCGTGGCTGCCGGGAAGTCTCGGCGCGTGCGCTACACCGTGCCGGGCTGGCGTGGATCCTCGGGCAATCTGTGGCTGCCCAACACGAAGGTGTGGGTGGAAGACGCCTTCCTGGAATTGAAGCGCGAATTGCTGATCTCAAACGTCAGCTTCAGCCTGACGGAACAAGGCACCGTCACGGAATTGCAGGTGGCGCCGGTGGATGCCTATGCCCTGCTGCCTGAGCCCGGCAAGGGCGGCGGCGGCGGCGGCGGCGAAAGCGGGCCGTTCGAGACAAAGATCGAAACCCGCGAGAGTGACCGTGAAGCCTGGAAGCGGGTGGCCGAATGACGCTGGATGATATGAAGCGCTTCATCGCCCCTTTGCAGCGCCGCGTGATGCTGGCGATTGGGCGCGGCACGCTTGGCCCGGTGAATGATGCCGATGGCCTGCAACGCAGCCAGGTGATGCTGCTGGCGGGTGAAACGCGCGACAATGTGGAACGCATCCAGCCCTATGGCATTTCCGCCGTGCCGCTGGCGGGTGCGGATGTGCTGGTGGTGTGCGTCGGCGGCAATCGCGACCACCCGGTGATCATTGGCGTGGATGACAGGCGCCACCGCCCGACCGGAATGCAGCCCGGCGATGTCTGCATCTATTCGCACCAGTCTGGCCACAAGATCACCTTGAAGGCGGATCGGACCATCGAAATTGAAGGCGATGTGCTGAACATCAAAGCAGACACTAAGATCACGCTGGAAGCGCCTTTGGTGGAAGTGACCGGCGCCTTGGATGTGCTGGGCGATATCCGCGACAACGCGGCTTCCGGTGGCATGTCCATGAATGGCATGCGCGCGGATTACAACAGCCACACCCATGCCGGGGGCGCGGCGCCAAGCCCGCTGATGCAGCCATGATCGCGCTGGAATGGAACAGCACCGTCGGTGCGGCGGATTTGGCGCTGGCTGAAACCGGCGCGCTGGCCAATGAAGCCGCGCTGCGCACCGCCGTGGTGCTTTCCCTGTTCACCGATGCCCGCGCGCGGCCCGATGATGGCGCGGCAGGTGATAGGCGCGGCTGGGTGGGCGATGCCTTCACGCCTGAAGACCGTTACGGGTCGCGGCTTTGGCTGCTGCGGCGTGAAAAGCAAACCGAAGAAACCCGCCGCCGCGCCGAAGATTACGCCAATGAAGCGCTGGCCTGGTTGGTGGATGAAGCGCTGGCCACCGATGTTTCGGTGACCGCCGAATGGGTCGCGCGCGGCGTGCTTGGCCTGGCGGTGCAGATCGCCACGCCGGGTGGCATTGAAACCAGCCAATTCACCATGAGGCTCTGAAGATGCCCTTTGCCCGCCCTTCGCCCACCGAAATCAGAGATCGCATGGGCAGCGAAATTGCGGTGGCGCTGCCGGGTGCGGATGCGCGGCTGCGGCGCAGCATGGAAGAAGTGCTGGTGCGGTCCATCGCCATCGCCAGCCATGAATTGCACAGCCATATTGAATGGGCCGCGCTGCAAATCCTGCCCGATACGGCGGAAGATGAGGTGCTGGCGCGCCACGCGGCGATTTGGGGCATCACGCGCATCGTGGCCACGGCTGCGATCGGCGCGGTGAATTTCACCGGCACGCCCGGCGCGATTGTGCCCGCGGGCACTGAGCTGCGCCGCAATGATGATGCGCGGCTTCTGCTGGCGGCGGATGTGACCATCGCCGCCGGCGGCACCGGCACGGGCAATGTGGCGGCGCGGGTCGCGGGCGCGGCTGGCAATACCCAGGCCGGCATCAGCCTGGCGCTGGTGGCGCCGGTGGCCGGTGTTGCGCCCAGCGCAGCGGTGGCCGTGGGTGGCCTTGCCGCTGGCGCCGATGCGGAAAGTGATGCCGCGCTGCGCGCGCGCTTGCTTCAGCGCATTCAGTCGCCGCCGGCGGGCGGTGCCAGCAATGATTATGTGACCTGGGCGCTGGCTGTGGCCGGTGTGGACCGCGTTTGGGTTTATCCTTCCTGGCTGGGCGCTGGCACGGTTGGCGTGGCCTTTGTCACCACCGGCGGCGCCATTCCTGCCGCGCCCTTGGTGGCCAGCGTGCAGGCGGCGCTGGATGCGCGCCGCCCGGTGACAGCGGCCGTGACAGCCTTTGCCCCGGCAACGCAGGCCGTGGCGCTGACCATTGATTTGGCGGTGGATACGGCGGCGATCCGCGCGGCGGTGCTGGCGGAGCTTGCCGATTTCTTTGTGCGTGAAGCGGAACCAGGTGGCGTGATCCGGGTGTCTCGGATCTCGGCTGCCATCAGCGGCGCGCTGGGCGAAGTGGCGCATCTGCTGGTGGCACCTGCCGCCGATATCGCCCTGCCTGCGGGCACCATTGCGGTGCTTGGCACCGTGACCTGGGCCTGACGCATGGATAGCAGCGCCTATCTTTCCCAATTGATCGGCCTGCTGCCGCCAGGTGATGCGCTGCCGCGCGAACCTGGTTCTCGGCTGGAACGGCTGCTGGCGGTGCCTGCCGGGGAATTGGCGCGGGTGGATGGCCGGGTGGAAGCGCTGTTGACGGAAAGTGACCCGTCGCGGACGGCTGAAATGCTCACGGATTGGGAACGCGCGCTCGGCTTGCCGGATGAATGCTACCCGAACTTCGCCTTCAGCCGCGCATCCACCGCTTGGTATTTCGAGGGCGGCGGCACGCTGCGCGAAGCGGCGGTGGATGAACCACGCTATTTATATGATGAAGCGGGCCAGCGCACCGAAGCGCTGCTTTTGGAAGACGCGGGGACGAATGCCTTCACAAATCCCAGGCTACTTGGCGCGGTACCGGGCGCGCCCGGCACGGCCCCGGGCAATGTGAACACATCTTTTTTCAGCGGCTTATCGCGTGCGATTGTCGGCAGCGGGCTTGAAGACAATATTCCATACCTGGATTTACGTTTTTTTGGCACAGCCACATCGGGGTCATTTTCACGGGTTGGTCTGGGCAATGTGCTTACTGGCCTGAACATTTCCAATAACGCACAAAGCACTTTCAGCGTTTTCGTCAGATTGGTGGGTGGTAGCCTTTCGCAGATTTCTGGTTGCCGCATCGGCATACAGGGCCGGAATAGCGCCGGGACCGTTGTTTCAGGGCAATCTGGCCTGCGAAATTTCATACCGACGAGCGCGCCTTTGAAGCACCAATTCAACCAGGTGACCTGGACGCCAGGCGATTTGAACGTGGTCTACGGCGAATGGTTTATCGACATTTTGCGCGGTGCTACTGCCACGGTGGATTGCACGCTGCGCATTGGCGCGCCGCAGCATGAACTTGGGCCGGTGGCGACATCGCGTATTTTCCCGCCCGCTGGCACGCAAGCCGTCAGCAGCCGCGCTGCGGATGTCAGCTACATCGCCACCGTTGAAGAACGCCGCGCGCGGGTGCTGGCGCGGTTGATCGAACGCTTTGAACCGACACCCATTGCCATCATCGGCCTGGCGGCGCGGCTGGGTGATGCCGTCACGCTTACCGAATTCCGCCCGCATGATTGCGAAGATGATGCGGATCAGCCGCTGCTGGATACCGCCTGGGCGCATGCCTTTCAGGTGGCCGGCGCTTCTTCCCTGGTGGTGGAATTCACCTGCCTTGATGGCTGCGAAACACCGCTCAGCCAATGGCGGACCGGCGCTTACGAATGCGCCATCCGCCGCTTCGCCCCGGCGCATACCGTGCCGATTTTCAGCTATGCGTGAAGGAAGAAAACCATGCAGCGCGTAACACGATCTTCTGGCGTCGCCACAATGCCAGCGGCACCAGCTTCACCGGCCGCCCCGGGGTTTTTCACCGGCGGCAACCCAGCATTGGGCCAGCAGGCCACGGTGCCGGGGTACGAGTGGTTTAATGGCGTTCAAGAGGAATTGGTCGGTCTGCTGGCCCGCGCTGGCGTGACGCCTTCGCAAGCGGATTTGACCCAGCTGCGCCAATCGCTGGATCGGCTGTTTGGTGGCGGGTTGGCCAGCTATTCGGCCAATACCACGCTGACCGTGGATGACGCCGGCCTGGTGCTGGTGGATGCATCGGGCGGCGCGCGTACCATCATACTGCCGGCTGCGTCCGCCATGAATGCGCGGCCCATTCCTATCCGCGTGGTGAAAATTGATTCCTCAGCTAACGCGGTCACCATTCAGCGTACCGGTACGGATATGATTGATGCCGGCACAAGCATTGTGCTGCCCGATCAGTGGAATAACGCAGTGCTGCAATCAAATGGAGTGGACCGGTGGTTCGACTTCATGCGCGTGCCTTCAACCCTACTTTTGCCGACAGGGATGATCAGTGAATTTCCTGCGACGATTGCGCCGCCAGGGTGGCTTAAAGCAAATGGCGTGCTGATAAGTCGCAGCGCCTATCCCAAACTGTGGGATTACGCACAGGCGTCCGGTAATCTGGTCGCCGACGCAACTTGGCTGACTGAGACCGGACCGAGGGGTAGCTTCACTCCTGGCAATGGAAGCACAACTTTCCGGATTCCGGACCTCCGCGGTCAGTTCACGCGGTTCTTGGACGACACGCTGGGGTTGGATGCCGGACGCCTGATTGGGTCCACGCAGTCGAGGACCGCGGTTGAAGCTACCGCGACGCCGTCAACTCGACTGCCTAACATCGCGCTTTTGGCGTGCATCAAGTTTTAAATGGGGGGGGTTCATATGCAAATTTGGAATTATGATCCTGTAACAGGCGCTCTACTGAGCGAAGGCATAGCCGACAGATCGCAGGTCGAGCCGGATGAATGGCTTGTGCCTGCCTTTGCCACGCTGATTGAGCCGCCTGAGCCTGCTGCCGGCCAGAGGGTGGTTTGGCAGGAAAGCCAGTGGCTTCTGGAGGATGCGCCGGTAGCGCCACCCGAACCTGATGAGCCGCCCCTGCCACCACCGGCAAACACCGATGTCAGCTTCTGGCAATTCATGATGGCCGCCTGGAAGCTGGATTTCATCACCCATGCGGAGGCGCTGGCAGCCGTGCAGTCGCGCATCATGCCGCCTGCCTTCGCGCTGGCGCTTGCCGACCTACCGGAAGAACAAAGGCTGGAAGCCGACCTGAAATTCGCCGGCATCACGCGCATGCTGCGGTCTGACCCGCTGTTTGGGCTGGTGGTAGAAGCGAATATCGCCACCGATCAACAGATTGATGGCGTTTTTGCCGTCGCCGCCAGCATCACCTGACAGAAGGACCGGAACCACATGCCTGCCTTCAATAAATTCCACCAATTCGTCGCGGACCGCGCTTTCATGGCAAAGCTGCGCCTGGTGCTGGCCGAATTGGCGCGGCCTGGCGCGCAGCGTGATGATTGGTTCGGCTGGGCAGCGGGGCAGGCGGCGCATGTCGCGATCGGCGTGGTGCTGGCGGGTGGCTTGGCGTTCATCGTGCCGCCCATCTGGGCGTTTGCCATCGCCGCGCTGGGCTACGCGGCGGCGAAGGAAGTGCCGGATTTCGCCAGCGCGCCAAGCTGGGCGACTGCGCGGGATTCAACGCAGGATGCTCTTTTCGTGGCGGCGGGCGCCGCTTTGGCGGTGGCGCTGGCGGGCGGGCATGACCGGCTTTTT